GCAATCGAACCCACCACAATTTGATACGATATTAGTGACCGGAGGGTCCGGACTTGTGGGGTCAGCGATGCGCGACATTTCTGGAGCCGAATTGAAATATCAGTTCGTGTTTGCGTCCTCGCGCGACTGCGACATGACCGACTATGAAGCCACCCTTAAGTATTTTCGCGCCGTTGCACCCGATGCAGTCATTCATTTGGCGGCAGCGGTGGGCGGCCTGTTCAAAAACATGCGGTGCAAGGTGGACATGTTTGAAACGAATGTGCGCATCAACATGAACGTGCTGCGCGTCTGCCACGAATTGCGCGTGTCCAAGGTGGTGAGCTGCCTCTCCACGTGCATTTTTCCGGATGACAAGACGAAAACCAAAGAAATCAACGAGGGCATGCTGCACGCCGGCCCTCCGCACGCATCCAATGACGCATATGCATACGCCAAGCGCATGCTGGAAGTGCAGACGCGATGCTATAGGGCACAATACGGCCACAATTTCGTGTGCGTCATTCCGACCAACATTTACGGCCCGCACGACAACTTTCATCTGGAAGACGCGCACGTCATTCCGGCGCTCATTCACAAGTGCTACCTGGCCAAGCAGCAGGGCGTGCCGCTGGTGGTTGCAGGGAGCGGCGCGCCCTTACGACAGTTCATTTACTCGCGCGACCTGGCGCATTTGCTGATTTGGGTGCTGGAATGCTACGATGCCAAGTGTGATGCCGATGCCGATGGCGCTGGCGCTGGCACCCTCATTCTCTCGGTGGACCCCGCCGATGAAATCAGCATCGCACAAGTGGTGCGACACATTGTCGATGCGGTCGGGTTTGACAACGAGGTGGTGTATGACACCGCACAAGCCGACGGCCAGTTCAAAAAAACCGCGGACAATTCCAAATTCAAACGCCTCTACGGCAACAACCCGCCGTTCGCATTCACGTCCATCCGCCAGGGACTTCGCGAAACAGTGCAGTGGTTCATTCAAAATTATAATGATGCGCGCAAATGAAAAAAATTGATTGCATTTAACCCGGGAAACACCAAGCAATTATAAATCAATCCATCAATCCACCAATCCAGCAATTCAGATGCTTGTCGGCGAAATATTTGTCATGGCGGGTGCATTCACCTTTATATTTGCGATTCTGTTGTGCGGAATCAAGCCAGACCGGGAACGAAGACACCCACGAATCTGCAAATGCAAATGCAATAACCACAAACGCCACTAACCCCACAAACAAGGAGTTCAATGTCGTAGTTTTTTTTAGAGAGACAATGTAAATGCAAACATCATATGTTTCAACCGAGCCAAGGTTGGATGGATTTGGAGCCCAATTTCAGAACATTGTGTTTGACATTTTGTTCACATACACAATGACGCCGCATGTGCACTACGTGTTTCCATCCAACATTGACCGCATGAAGTTTGAACACAATTACACAAATGACCCCGGGTTTTCAGACCGACTCATTCGATACATGAATTTAGACACTCATTTTTTGAAGAAGGACGAAACCGCGCCCATCCGACGATACAATGGCATTGACAACTACGCATTCTGCGAAGCCAATTTGACGCGGTTATTGGAAACCGCTGTTTTTAAACGGGTGCAACGCCTGTTTTTCGAAGGCAAACACACTCCATACGATGCTGCATTTTACAATGTAGCGGTGCATGTGCGCAAATACAGTGCCGATGACATGCGAATTCACCGGCGCAAGAATGAATCGGATTCATATTACATCAGCATCATGCGATTCATAACCGCAAAATACAAAGGTGGGAAACCCATTCGATTTCACATTTATTCGCAGGGAAATGCGAGGACCGAATTCGCGGAATACACAAAATACTCGCCCACGACGGTGGTCATGCATTTGAACCAATCGGTGGAGGACACGTTTAATGGGCTGGTGTTTGCGGATTCTCTGGTCACATCGGCCAGTTCATTCAGTTATGTTGCCGCAATGCTCACCCATGGAACCGTTTTTTATAAAAAATTTTGGCACAAGCCATCCATGCGGTGGTTCGTTGGAGATGATTTGATAACCACAACGAACACAACGAAGCGCAACGCCATGCCCGCCGGAACGCATCACATGATGCGCATGCAATTGACCTGAACGCAGCCAAAAATCACATCATCGACGTAAATCATTTAAAAAGACGACGCATTTAACAACAACAACAATGCGTGGCAACCAAATCGTCTCCATCATGCTGATGCCCATTGCGTTTGCATCGCTGCATTGGGTCGCAGCACAAACATATGTGCAGTTCTGCGCGCCTCCCGGGATGTATGGATACATTGTCACATTTTTTAATATGGCAAACCCCGTGTGTTCTTACGCGCTCCAAGCGCTGGACGTGTCTAAATACTTTTACAGTCAATCGTGGATTTTCATTGGAATCACCACATTCGGCGCATGCAAGCACGTTTATGAAAAATGCACCACTGCATGACACATGCATTCACATTTTTTTCACAATTAAAAAAAAATTGAACGCTCTTTTCGAATGAAACAGTTTGAAATAGCAACAACCAGCAACCACAACGAAACAATGGCCGAAATCAACGCAACCGAAATCAACGCAACCGAAATCAACGATGCAATCCAGCAGACCCAGCAGACCCAAGAACCCCAATTGCCCCCCATTGCAACGAAAGACATGGACGTCACGTTTGTCCAAGATGTCAGCGGTTCCATGGAGGACCAGCGTGTGTCGGTTGTCAAAGGCATCAATGAAATCATGGTGGACCTGCAAAAGCGCTACCGCGCACCTTGTGAATACAGTGCCCACCTTCGCATCATCAAATTCTCGTCGCATGACAACATTCAGGTGGGTGAACGAGTTCCAGTGCACGATGTCGCGCTCATGGACCCGACTGAGTTGACATGTGATGGCCTGACTGCGTTGTGGGATGCAGTCGCCATCGCGATTGACCAGATGAACACGAGCAGTGCCGGAGTTCCAGCCACAACGTACGTGTTCACCGACGGCGACAACAATGATTCCAAAACGCACTCGCAGTCGAACGTCAATAAAATGATCTCCGACAACAAAAAACAGAATCCGATGCATTCCATTCTGTTCATCGGTTCCGACCCATCTGCGAAACGCAACGCCGTTGGCATGGGGCTTGACCGCGTGCACTCCATTCAGCACGATTCAGTCAACACGCCGGTTGCCTACGAGGTGTGCCGTCGTGCGCTGGGTCGCTGCATCTCAGGAGACACCCAAAGCACCGAATTCAACAACGACGACATCGTCATGTCCGAACAACCGCATCATCATCAACATGCCTATCCTGCCCACCACGATGAATACGACCGATGCAACACATCTGAACACGCTGATTCACAGCAATCAGACGACTTCGCGTTTGTATCGGATGATGTTGTTCCCACCGCGACCCCCAGGGCTGCAGGCAGAAGGTTCTAAGGCCTAATGCAATGCAATGCAATTGAAAACATCAAAAACTGAAAAATATACACATTTTTCATTTTCTAATAAACACATAAATACATAAATACATAAATCCATAAATCCATAACACAATGCAACCCGACGAGGATGAAGTAGTGGTCGAAGAAGAAGAGGAATCCAAAGAATTCTTCGTGTATTTGCTGGAGTCGTCGTGCAAACGCTCCACGTATGTGGGAGCCACCGTGAATCTGGAACGCCGTCTGCGCCAGCACAACAAGGAAATTAGTGGCGGAGCACATGCCACCGGCGCCAAAGTGGCCCGTGGCGAAACCTGGCGCCGCGCATGTCATGTGTCCGGCTTCCCCACCTGGCAAGCCGCGCTGCAGTTCGAATGGCGGTTCAAACAGCTCACGCGCCGAGAACCGTCCAGCTCCGCGCAGACCCCCCTGGAACGCCGCAAATCCGCACTGCAAAAGCTGCTGGCCCTAAAACAGTCAACCACCAAAGCGGTCCCGTTTGACATGTGGCCATCGGGGGGTCCCGTCGTGGTCTGGGAATAAGCGCGCCGCGCGCGCGAGCGAGCGAGCGAGCTTAAAAAAAGGCACCAACCGGAAAATCGGAGCATTATTTCATGCACAATTTCATGAGAGCATATATGGTCTCGCATCGCGTGCCCCAAAAAAGTTCCGCAAATTACCTAGTGCCGCGCGTTTTTGCGCAAAAAGGTTTCGACGATCTCATTTTCGGACATACTTTTTGTGTCCAATTCCTGAAAATTTTTTGACTCTTGTGCAAAGTAATTTGAAAAAATAACAAAATTAATTTATGTAATAAATCGATAAAAATGAGAGCATATCAGTCTGGTGAAAAATGGCGCGAAAAAAAGTGATTTTTTGGTCCGAAAAAAAGCTTAAAAAAAGGCACCAAAATGCGTGCATTTTTGGGACATGAGCCTATAAAACAGACTATTTAATAGGCAAAATAGTCTGTTTTATAGTGAAAAAATAGGCTAAAATAGGCTAAAATAGGCTAAAATAGTCTGCGACATCTAGGGAAAAAGCCTATAAATAGGCTGCAAATAGGCCGACTCATTTACGCAGCGAATAATATTTAACAGATGTGAAAAATGCTTAAAGTATAAATTTTAATATTTTCATTATATAAAAATCTCTCAAATTGATTGCAATGGATAATGAAAAATCTAAACCGAAGTATGTTTGCGAAGCATGCGAATATCACTGCAACAAAAGGAGCCACTATGTGCAGCATTGTGAAACTGAAAAGCACAAGCAAAACTCTAAACCGAAGTATGTTTGCGAAGCATGCGAATATAGCTGCAACAAAAAGAGCCACTATGTGCAGCATTGTGAAACTGAAAAGCATGCGACGCAGAATTCAAAAAAAGAGGTGGATACAAACGATATGAAGAAGTTTATGGAAACCATGATAACAATGCACAAAGACATATTGACCACGTTTGTTGAAACAATAAAAGAAAAACCCGCGCAGGTGGCACATGTGGCGCATGTGACAAACACTCAAACAATTCATAACAACAATCAATTCAATGTGCAGGTGTTTTTGAACACGGAGTGCAAGGATGCGGTCAAGCTGAGCGACTTCATGAAGACGCTGAAAATCACGCTGCAGGACCTGGAATTCACGAAGACGAACGGCATCGTGGAGGGCGTGGGTTCCATCATTGCCAACAACTTGAAGGGAATGGACGTGCACAAGCGCCCCATTCACTGCACGGACGCCAAACGCGAAACCATGTACATCAAGAGCGACGAATGGATTAAGGACGACATACACGAACACGTCAAGAAATTCATTTATATGACGTCGTGCTATCAGACACGCGTCATACAGGATTGGATGGAGGCCCATCCCGGGTGGGAGACCAAGGAGAAGATGCACATGGAGTATCAGAGCATTTGCAAGGAGCTGTACAAGAACATCGAGAAGGATGAAGCCGCGCACCGCAAAATCCTGAAGATCATTGCGAAGGAGACGCACATTAACAAGGCCGACATGCTGGAACTCATGCATTGAATTCATTACAAATATCCAAGGACAGTGGCGCCTGCTTCGGGTTCCATGTATGTGTTGGATTTGTCTTTATGGTTCCATTGTTTCCTTTGGTTGCCTTGATGGCTTTGGTCGCGGTGGTGGTACACGTTGATTGCACCGCTGTGTTGGTGCTGATGGTTGATGCTAGATTTGGATTTGTCGGACGGGTCGGATTTTGCGCGCTGTTTGTTGTTCGGATTGTCGTCCACTGGCGCATCCTTTCCGGGTTTGAAGTTCTGTTTGGATTTCGGTTTGTCATTGGAGCACATGTTGTCTATTTTAACAAACTTGGAATAATCCAACACATAGCTGTTCAGGTTCGACGGGTCCTGTGTGGTGTAGCACACGTCCCCGGATGCACCGCCCGCATCATACGTTTGACCCTGTGTTATGGGAGGGCAGTAGTATCCCGGCGGTTGACCCGCTAGACCCGGAAGGCTGCCGTCATTAATGACACACCCTGCTGCAAAATTGTAGCCATCGGTGTCGGGAAATGGCAGACCGTCCGAATAGCATCCTGGCAACACGCACTGGGTGTTCTTATTAAAATCCAGTTGACATGTGCTGCAGCTGGGGCCTGTGCTGCCGCCATCATCATCGCCTTTGTCTTCAGTTCCGGGCATTGGGCCGGGTTGATATTCCACATATTTGTAATCTTCGTAGTTGCATGGGGTTTTGGGATTGTTCGGGTCTGCGGTGCATTTGCTGGTGAATTTATAGTATCCACATGTCATGCAGTCTTGGTCGCGCATGTCCTTCCCATCTGGACCGCTCGGTGGTTGGAATGCGGGACAGAATTTTATGGAGTAGTCGAGTTCACCGGGCGCACCACCCGCACGCGGTGGATTGATGCAGTTCCCACCCAGCGCCAACGTTGGGTCAAACATGGGCCCCGTTCCACCAATCTTCACGCATTTTTTGTTGCAACCAGCCACTGGGGGGCTGACATCGTCGTCTGCGTTCGCGCTGGTGGATGCGATGCCCTTCTTTTGTGTGGTGGTTGACGACACGGCGTTTGCGTTTGCGTTTGTTTTTGCCTTGGCGTCCCGGTTTTCAAACGCTTCTGCCAGGCGGTCGTGCTTGGCCAGCGTGTTGGCCAGCAGATGCCCGTGTTCCGAGCTGCCATCGGCTGAACCAGCGGTGCTGGATGTGTTGCGCTGTCCTGCAGCCACGGGCTGTTTTGTGTGATTGGATGATGGCGGGACGGGGTTGGCTTTGGGGGCCTTTTTGGGGGCCTTGTTATCAAACCCTTCTTCGGTTGAAGAAGGCAGCAGCAACACAACCACGCTCGCTGCAATCAGAATCAGGCTAAATAAAACAAAGTAATTCATTGTCAGTTGTGTTGTATAATTATATATTTACAAATATAATTATTTAAGGGATTTAGGTATTCAGGTGGTTCAGGTGATTCCGGCGTTTCACTTCACCTGCAGCAGTAGCTGTTCAGGCTTTGGGTGTACGGGTTGTTGCGGAAGGCGTCTAAAATTTCGGGGTTGATTCGCTCGCACTCAATGGCGTTGCGCGGGTAGTTCTGCGGCATGCGCGCCTTGCCGTAGGTTTCCACGGACGGCGGCATGTTCACTGTGTTTGGACCCGGTGCAGCAGCGCCCATGTAGTTGCACATGCTGGTCGGCGGTTTGCGGACGCTGACGTTTTCGGTGTGGTTCAGCAGGCTCATGTTGCCCTGGTTCGTCCACGACGTCTGCACCTTGTTGTTGTTGTTGTGCTGGTTGTAAGCGGCGTTGTACACCTGGTTGCCCATGTGCGACCCCGCGCCGCCGGCAGACCCCAGATACTCCACATCCGTGGTCGTGTCGCGCTGATTCTCCACGGGCTGCTGCTCCTCCACCTGGTAGCCCGCATTCGTCTGGCGCTCAAAGTTCAAGTGGTTGAAATCCAGCAAGCCGGTCGTGGTTTCCTTAATGGTGGTGGGCAGGCGGTCGGCGGGGTTGAACACCGTGCCAGCCGGAACCGTGGTTCCCGCATTCGCATACGCGCGCAGATTGCCGATGACATTCTCCTTGCGCGACGGGCGCACCACCTCCAGCAGCGGCGCAACCGCGGCGCGAATGGCACCAAACACGCCACCCGGCGCCACCGCGCTCGTGGTCGTGCTGCGGTTGTTGTGCAGCACCTTGTATCCCAGCCGCCCGTGGTCGCCGGTGGATGCGGGCTTCTGGTCTGCCGCTGCCATGTTGATGGCGTGGTGCTTGCTGGGGTCCATCTGCTGCCGCTTGGACTGCTCCACCGCAGGGGCGGCGTAGGTGGCAGCGCCGTTCTGCTCCGAGCCCGCGCCGAAGTACTCCGCCGTGGTGGACGGACGGTTGACGAAGCGGTCGGCCTCGATGGGGCGCGCGGTTTGCGCCTTCTCTAAACCCGTGGTGGTCAACCACCGGTCGGGCGTGTTCAAATAATACGTGTCGGGCATGTACTTCTCCACCTTGCCCTGCGTGGCGGCGGTGGGCGCGTTCTGAATGTAGTAGTACGCCGGACCCTCGTGCGTCTCCAGGCCGAACGTCAGCTTGGGATTGGTCTTCACGCGCAGCTCGTCCACGTTGCGGTCCACCCACTTGTCGCGCGCGTCCATGCCGGAATTGAAGCCGCCGCTGCCCACATCCGTGTAGCCCTTGTCGAGAGCTGGCGCCACGTGCACCTCCTCCCACGGCTTCACGTTGGCCATGTTGCTGGACGGCATCTGGCGCGACTGCATGAAGTCGCTGGTGTTCGGCGTGCCGTACACGTAGTTGTAATTCTCCTGCGGTTTGAACAGCGGGGCGGTCTCGGACTTGCTGACCCACTGCGACCCCGCGCCGTTCATGGAATCCAGTACGGACTCCTGCACATTGGCGTCGGCGGTGCGACCACGGATTTTGGCCCCGAAGAAGGGCGCCATGTTGTTGTGCTTAAAGTCGGTGGCATCCATGGGCTTCCCCGTGAGAGACATGACCTGTCGGCGCTGCTGGTAGTTGTCGCCAAACTGCGTCTTGCCGCCGAAATCGGGGCCGCCGTTCGCCACCTCCTCGTACGCCGACTGCTCGTAGTACTTGTCCGTGGCGGCATTCGGGTTCGGGAAATTGGAGTACTCGTCCGTATTGTAGCCCGTCTTAGGCTTGAACACGGGATAGTTGTCGGATGGAACCTCCACATTGGGCATGGCATTCACGGGCTTGCCCATGTTTTCATAGCCCTCCACAGGGGCAGGGGCACCACCACTAAATGCTTTAGGCGGCACATTGTTCTTCTTCTTTTGGTTGGACACGAGATACATGCCGGCTAACCCTAACAACGGAATTGCGAGTTCGGCCATTGATGACAATGCAAATGATAGATATGAATTGAATTGTTAAATGCTAATATATGAATATACTTTTTATTTATATATAAATTGCATAAGGGGCAACACTGAACCATGCCATTTAATAATTCGTGAAAGGAACCAGAACTTTCTTAATGATTCGTTTGGCCGTCTTTCGCATGGCGGATTTCACGGCGGGGGAATAATCGGCCGCGGGGTTCAATGGCGGAACAATGTCTCTTAAGTTCGGAAATGCGTCGCGGTCAAATCGCTTCATGGTGTGAAAGAAATACACGTAGTGCTTGGTGAGCGCATACGCCAGCGGCGCATCGGCGCCCACTTTCAAATACGGATTGCCGGCAAACCCAGACACCAGTTCGGAATAATACTGTTCCACGGGTTCATCTAGGGACACTTCCACGACGTCGTGACCGATGTAAAGGTATTTGAACCCGTCATTTTTGTCGTCATTGCTTTTGTCATTCACCAATTCTGCGAGCAGCGAGTTTCCCGCTAAACCAATGTCGCACACGTCCTTCAACAACTTGCCCTGCAAGGTTCGTTTCGGCAGTCGGACCCCGGGTTTCAGGCTGGACGGCACAAACAGTTTCTTAATGCTCGTGCGATACACCTGCTTCCCGGCGGTTATGTCTGGACTGTATTTGCTGGTGTAAACGGTCAGCACGTTCCCAAACACGCGGACCACAAACGAGGCACCGCCTGCATAATGAATGAGGTACTGCCTCCCTCTTTTTTTGCGAGCAGTTATATTTTTGCACGCCATTGTGGAATGTGAACTGTGAACTGTGAAATATGTGTGCCTTGCACTATGCACACATATAAATCTAAATTGCGGTTGGGTTTCATGATATGAAGACGTTTTTCGGGATGGAAGAGGAGGGGTTCGGGGAACATAGTTCCCTGACCCAGTAGTCCTTTTCCAGAATGCGCGTGCTCAAGTTGTTCTGAAACGGGATGCACACGTTCTCTTGCGGATTCAGGGGCAGGTAATAAAAGTGCGGCTGCTCTAAATCCCGGGCGGTCCACGCGGGGTCGGTGGCGCGCGGCTGCTCCACGAACGGCGTGCACGAGGGGTACTGCACGGGGGCGTCGCCCACCTTTGCGGCGCTGACTTTGTAATTGATGCAGTCCCGAGACAGCGGCATGTTCAGCCCGCGCAAATTATTTTCGAGATCAACCACGTTGGTCCTTAAGTTTCCGCCCCAGCCTTGGAGTCGGATGCAGGGGTCTTCCATGTAGCAGGGCTTGTCGCCGTTGCCGGGCACATTGAGAATGTAGCGGCCAGAGCCGGTGGACTGCTGCACCTCTTTGGCAATGCGACAGGGGTCGTCGTGAATGCGGGTGAATGCCATGCGATTGCTTTGGATTTATAGATTGTGTTATTGAGAGATAATGTGATACCGATATTATAAGATGAGATAATGTTTTGTCCTTATATTATGCATATGCATAATAATGTGTAAATGAGTGCATTTTATTTTGAATTAGTTAGGGGTGTTGTTTCCTAGAAAAATGCCAGGAATATTACCAGTTTGAGAACCATTGGGCGCCGCCCACCAAGGAGTTAGGGTTTTATTTTGTCCCGCCAATCCGGTAAAGTTAATTGTAAAAAAAATTGGAGTATTTGCTGCAATCCATGGATTTGCTGTAAATGCTGTTGCATTATAACCACCTAAACCGTGATTTATGTAAGACCCGGTCACATTAGTGTTTGTGTTAAAGGAAGTTATTACAAAACGATTGGCATATGTGCCCTGATAAGTGTTAGTTGTGGGCATGCCGCCAAAAAAAAGATAAGTGCCTGGATTAGTATTAACGCCGAATGCCTCATCTATTGTAGTAGTTGCCTGTATGTTAAAATAAACGGAACCATTGACGTAAAAATTAATCTGAAATGTTGTATTGATTGGAACTCCGATGATTGGTGCAATCATTATACCTGTCACAACCATGTGGTACACATAGTTTTGGAAAGTGGTACTTGTGAACTGGGTTTGACCAGGGGAACCAATATTGTTATAAGAATAAAAAATCACACTGTTAAGAGATATTGGATTCAAAACATTATTATAATCTGTAAGCAGAGTTCCAGATAGTTGACCATATTGATCGATTGGAAACACAGCACCTCTGTTTGGAGTTCCATTGGCGTTATAACACGACATTTGAAGCATTAATATATCTCCTGGATTGTATGATGGAGGGCTATTAACATCCACGTTGGTGCCTGCATTGTCAACAACCGTTAAATTGGTGATGTTTGATGGCATGGTTCCGAAAGGCAACTGGTTGTTTGTGGCTGTACTAGAAAATAGGTTGTAAAATGGCACAATGAACATGGAGCCATCATCTCTTGAATTCATGTTTCCTTTGTAAGTGAACGTAATAGTCCTTTGTGTGATCCAATTGCCGGTGTATCTGTTTATGACGAACGTAAATGTTGGACTGTCGGACTGACTAGTACCATCTTTTGTAAATGAATATACATTTGGCACAGCAGTAAACTCAAAAAAACCAAACCCATACAATACCACAGGGCTATTGGTATAATATTTGAACACGTTAGCATATGTGGTTGCTACAAATGTTGCCGTGGAAATAGCAGTTGATGGATTTAGATTCATGATGGCCCCTAAATTTGACGGCATCTGAGTTCTCATAACTACGTCAACATATTGGTTCACTGATGAACTAATGTATTGATTCGTTTCAGATGAAGTTGCAGTTATGGTTATTGAACGTTTGTAGCCTGGGGTAGATATTGTGATTGTGTTTGAATTTGCACCAGTGCCAACTGTAAATATAGAAGACACTGTGTAAATAAATGTAAGTGATGAACTCTTGCTGCTTGGAGGTGTGATGGTGATGATTCTGCCGGGATTGTTCGAAAGGTAATTGATAGGGGTTGTCACGGTCAATGCCCCCAAATTGGGATTGTCGAGAATTTCATATCCATAAACTGAACCACTCATTACATTTCCCAGCGTATTTACGGCAAAATTTCCAACTGTAACATAGGTCAATGTGCACATAAATGTGTCGTTGATGTTAACCAAGAATGGGGTTGGCACTGACTGTGCCGGCAAATTCGAACTAACATAAATGGTGAATGCTGTCATTGGGTATGAAGTAGGATACAATCGCGAATACTCTGTGTAGCTGAATGGAACTTTAATTGATGCAAATGTGCTGTCGTAACTGGTACCAAAATTATACGTGAAAGAAATTGTCAATGTATTATAACTGTTATAATTGCCTGCAGAAGAATATATTCTTTGTTCTGCGGCCAAGGTGAATTGTTGAGTTTGTCCCTGCGGTCTAACACCTGTAATTTGAAAACTGGTTATAACAGCCTTTTTGAATATTAAAAAACTGTTTGAATTCGCCGCGGTTGTTGACAGAATCGTGCTATCAGATGACGTCATGTATAATATTTTTGGTACAGGCGAGAAAAGCGATGATGGTGCTACATTTGTAGTGCCGACAATCGTTGTTACAATATTTTGCTGGGCATCTGAGTTGATGTACCAGGGGACATTGCATGACATCGAAATTGAAATTGTGTCGCCAGTATAACATGGTGGGTTGGAGTTGCCAGTGCATGAGAAACTTTGTATAGATGTTGGATAATTGTCCAATGCTGCAAATGGTATTTCTCTCAGCGTTCCATCAACGTTTGAGTCGTATGAGGTCTGAGTCGATTTCATTGTAATCACAATTGAGGTTGACGTGGTGGTGCTGCCAGATGTGGTCATATTAATTGTAAAAATTGGCGTCGTAGGAGCATTTGTGTATCCATATTGGCCTCCGTTTATTGCAAAATTTAACGAATCCAATGTTTTGAAGGATTCAGGCGCAATGAATGTAATATAAACGGGGGAGCCGGCAGGAATAGTCCCATTAGAGCTGGATTTAGGGTTGGTGAAAGCCATCTTCTGCTTCGTAATATCTAGAGCATACGTCTTGATGCAAATGGGGTATGGAGGAGTTGTGGTTGGATTCATCGTGACCGTTTGCAGAGAATATATGGCAGTTGCAGCTCTTGATGCCGTAATCGTGATTACATTAGTCGGGGTTGTTGGTTGGGTTGTGGAGAGAGTCATGACATTTGTCGTTGAAACAGGAATTGTGGCAATATTGGTGTTGCTGGATGAATAAGTTAACAGACTCAAGTCGGTTGCACTGCTTGTTGCTTGAGTGAATGACACAGTTTTGCCTGCGCCCCATGTTATGGGGGTTAGAATGGGAGTAAATGTTAAAATTGGACTCAATAGTTGAATGTATCCATACAATGTTCCCAACATGCCGCTGGGATTATTTGTGTTCACATCCACGGTGACAGAACCGTAATTGATATTTGTAGAGGGAGCCAACACAATCAGTATATTTGGAGTTGTTGTTGAAATCGAATATGGCGTGCTGGGTATTTGGATTGCATAAAGTTGTAGTTGTCCGGCTTGACTTGTTGTGACCCCTGACACACCGGCTGTAGTTGGCATATATCCTGGTGCACCGACGTCTGTGCCGGGGGGGGATAAAGGAACTGTTATGCCACCAACTGGATTATAAACACCGGATGCATTTGTAGTGATAGTGAAATTTGTGATAGCCACAAGTATACTGGGAATGGAACCTTCTTGCCCACGAAAAACTGTAAGTGTAAATGACACGTCCTTTGACGCTCCATTTGTATCCACGTTAAACTTTGGAATATTAAAATAAGTGACAACTGCATTTAGGGTTGTTTTATATGACATCGATACCGTATTCGCCGAGTTTGAAAATAAATCCATTTCAAATGGTGCAGTCGATGGATTGGATGTGATGGTATTTAATACAATCCGATTAGACGGACCGTCGCCAGGGACGATTGTAATGGAGAGGGTGGCTCTGCTAGCTCCATGTGTGGTGGTTGCCACTTGTGATGCGACCAATGTGAACGAAGGTGATGATGAACCAACTCCGTATAGGGTCAACGTGTATAATATTGATTCACCCGTTCCGGTTGTTGTGATTGTGGCGCATGGACTGGTGCCGCCTGCAATATTGGAAACTCCCGTGAGCTCGTATTTAATTGGCACATTGGTGTTTGTGGAAGTTGCCGCGGGTGATTGTGCGGTATTCAATACAACGGGTTTGACACCGATTGCATATGTCATTTGAACGTTCACAACTGGAGTGAATGTGATGGTCGGAGCAGTGAGCACATTTAATGTTGCGGTGATTGTTTTAAATGAAAACCTACCGGATGCAGCTTGGGTAAATGTTATCGTGGCAGTTCCTGGTTTGGAAACATTCACCCGATAAGAGGTTGGACCGCCGCCACTGTTCGCAACTTCGCTTATCGTTGCCACATCTGATGATACTGTATGTGTAATCGTACCATTGCTATTGGATGTAAGAGTAAATGGAATCGTTAAACCAGATGTGTATACCACGTCGGCAAATGTCAATGAAACTGGTGTAAATGTGGGGACTGTCCTATCAATGGGTGTTTGCGATATTCCATACACTTTTCCAGCCATTTCACCGCCAACTACATTAATCTGCCAGTTTCCCGTTTGGGTTGAAACGGGTTTTAATGTAATGGTTATTGTGTCAAAATTTGTGATTGTGGTGTCGGCGCTAGCTGGACTAATAGAATTGATTACAGGTTTGTTGCTGGCTGTAGATTGTGATAGAAATGGAATGTTTATGCCGTTTGGATACTTGGCGCCTGCATCTCCTGGCAGTGTAAATGTTGTGGTCACGAGCGTCGTCCCATTTTTGGCCAATGTCATTTCAAAGCTAATGTTGGTTGTGGATGGAACACTTGCGGTGAACGTTATCAATGGAATGAAGAAATAATCAATTATTCCGGAGACCTCGTCTGTACCTGACTGATTGGCTATGAATTGCTGTAATGCTGATGGAGCTATGGAAAGATTGGAACTTAGTGCCATGTTTGCGACTTGGCTATACAATAACACCACTCCACTTGAAGGCGGAGTGTCGATTGTCAGCAGGGTTCGTCTTTTTCCAGTCGACGACGTTGCAGTAATTATCGTGGAACCAGCGGTTTGTGGAGTGATTGTTGTGACCCCGTTGGACGTGCCCGCGGACGATGACCCATTTGATGTTATTACGACATTTTGGGTTGTGGTTGATACCGTAAATGGGGTGTTTATGTAGTATGGTGCTTGTGCTGAAAATGTCAATGCAGCAGGAATTGCGTATAGCGTGGGGGCACTTAATTGGGTGTATGGGGTAATTGTACAGGTTAATGTGTTGTTGCTGCCTACGGTTAACAATGTGGTTAAGTATGCAGAGGTTGAAGTTCCTTGAATTGTCGCGGTTATGATTGCATTGGTTGAAAGTCCGCTGGACACCGAAGTGCTCCAAGCATCCCAGACGAAAGCGAGGGTGCTGCCGGTCAGTGTTATGCTTGGCATATTGCTGTCGGATGATATGCTGTATGTGATTGTAGGGGCTGTTCCAGTTGCACCGGTTATTGTGGGAGCTTGAATGTCTGTACTGCCTGTGCCGCCAATTGTGTATGTTGCGCCGTTTGTAATGGATGATAATGTTTTAGTGACCAACCATGTCATGGATACACTTGTTGGCCCTGGCGGCCCAGATACGGTGCTATAAGGATACAAATATTTGTAAATGCTGTTGAACTGATAGTCGCCTGAACTGGTCCAGGCAGAATATGTTTGCGTGCCGGAACCAGTTTGCGTCCCCCATAATTGGCTTCCACCACCACCTGGGTTTCGACCCCATTGGAACTCCCCATTCGTGGCGGATGCGCCATTGTATTGCTGATACTGATACCCATCAGTAATGTTCAGGCTAGGTGGCTTTGGTTGATATGTCACAGTGGTTGGTGTGGCTGCTAACACATATGTGAATGTGAGAGTGTCTCCAAACACCAATCCACCGCACAGCGTTGGACTATCGGATTGGGGTGTGGGGCCAGACACACTCACAAGATTTGAAAATGTTGACGGTGATAAACTATCCCAAAATCCTCCAGTATTAGCGCGTTCATAATACACGTAATATCCCGAAGTTGATATTGGACTATTAATGACAACCGTGCATGCGCCGTTTACAATCGTTACACTGGTTGCAGCGGAATAGCCAGAAGGAAATCCAATCAAGAGTCCAACTCCAGCACTTGAACTATTGGCGATAATGACTTCGGGAATGGGAAGTGTCTGAGTAACTGCTGGGTCATACATGGGGACGTAATACAGTTTATTAGATAGGGTTGAGTTGGACATTCGCACTGGCAAATATCCAGTGATAGACGGCGCGGGGGATGGGGGTGCTGCCAGATTGATTCCACCAATTCCGATTTCATTGCTGACCACGGTTTGAGCGCCGTTTCCCAACAGAATGCACGAATCTTTGCCATTTGAAGACACGCCGCTTCCAATGCCGACATTGTTGGAACCGATTGTGCTTGCGGTTAATGCGTGATTTCCGATTCCAATGTTGCCATTACCGGTCGCATTATTCTTCAATGCGTGATGGCCAACCGCCACATTACCGATTGCGACCTGAGCCGATTTCAATGCGTCCTTGCCGATTGCCACATTTTGGGTTCCGGTCGTGTTGTTCAACAGCGCATTCGCCCCCAGTGCGGCATTATTTTTGCCGGTGGTGTTGAAGTACCCGGCCGCATTCCCGACAACCGCATTGTCGCTCCCGGAGATATTGTTGTTGAGCGCCTGATTTCCAATGGCCACGTTGTAAGACCCCGTTGCACTGGTTGGGTCGGTTCCTTCCATTGCATTGTTTCCAATTGCAACGTTCAAGTATCCGGTGGTGTTGTTGTTGAGCGCCTGGTTCCCCATCGCCACATTCTGATAACCGCTTGTGTTGCACTGTATCGCATTATTGCCGACGGCCACATTGTAATTGCCAGTCTGGGCCACGGTTGGTGTCAAGTAATTGTACAGCGCATTCTCTCCAATGGCCACATTGTCGCTGCCTGCATTGTATGAAAGCGCATTCAATCCGATGGCGGTGTTGTGCTGCACGGAAGAACCATTGGTTCGCAGCGCTCCGAATCCAACTGCCGTGTTGTTCAATCCGCGTTGGCCATCGCCCCCCTGTGAGCTTAATGTTCCTAGTGTCGTGTTCCCACGGCCATCACTTACATCTGTTCCATTCAATTGGTTGAAACTTATCGACATTTCCCTGTTCCGTAAATCAATATTGATTATAAAATTACTGGATATAATTTTATTATCATATTTGCGCACATGCTGTGTGCGCATATCAGTTGGGCACGGGGAACGGTCGCTGCGATTTCTCAACCACCAACGGGTCGGGCATGACGAGCTTCATGCGGTCAATGAATGAGACCTCGGGCAGCTTGGTCAGTTGCGGAACCACCGGCGTCTGCGTTTCCACTAAATTCGTGGAGTTGATGCCGAACAGTGCGGACTCAATGTCGACCGAGTTCCGAGAGAACACGTCGCGCGGCATTTGGCTGGGCATGATGCCCATGCACGGAATGGCGGGACTGTATGCCGCGCCAGATGCGCCGTTCCGGTATTCCCAATAGTGCAGCGACTGCGACACGATGCGCTGCTCCAAGCAGTAATTCGAGCACGTATTTTTGTTTCTGGTGGATGCCATTCGAGAGAAAATGAAATAATAATGACGAAACAATAATGATGTTATTTATTATTAATACACATATATTATATTTTCTCTCAAATGCATGCATCCAATGCCCTAATATAATATGGAATAGGCATGCAACACCTGGTCCCGGTGGTTGGGAGAAACGCTCCCGGTTTTGAAGGCGTCAATCAGGCACAAATGGAACAGGTCCATGATTGGGTAGGCAAACATTAACGGCAGCAGCACATTTTCAGCTTCATGCGCCTCGTTTGGACCCAATCGGGTGTTGTAAGGGTGCTGCAAAATCAGCGCATGCAGGTCCGGCACTTCGGCCGCCTTTGTCTTAATTGCTTCCAGTCCAGCATTGATTGCGGCGTCGTCGTATTCGGTTAAACCGAACACCTGCAGGAACTGTGCCTGGTACAGCATGTCAGAATTCACTTCATCGTCCTCTATCGCTTCAAATGCTTTGTATGTGCACACGAAATCGGTTTTATACATGGTTTGCGATTTGGTTATGATTTGGTTTGATAATAATTCAAACCGATTATGTTTAAATTATTTTTATGGCAATGGAATAACCATGGAACGACGCATTTAATTATTGCACTGGCCGTCGCCGTAGAACATGTCGCGGGACGAGGCGCCGCCGCGCACCCAGCCGTCTTGGGCCACGCCTTCCACCAGGTTGGCGGGGTTGGTGATGGTGGAGGCGATGGACGGGATGAGCGGGTAGTTGTTGTCCCAGCTCTGCTCGGACAGCAGGTTGACGCTGCGCTTGTTCGTGAGGTAGTCGCCCTGCTGCAGCTGCGACTCTAAATACGGGTTGGATTGCCCGCGTCCCAGGAACGGCACGGTGGCGAACGGGCGCTGGAACAGGCTGATGCGGCATTTGGGGTGAGTCAGCGCGCTGCCGCCGAGGAGGAGCTGCGAGTTGGTGTCGATGTTGCACCCGCCGGCGCCGACCTGGTGCCCGCCCGTGAAGTTGATGTTGGGCTGGCTGGTGGCGAATTCGATGGGGCGCTTCATGGAGCAGTCATTGGAGAAGAAGTTTTGCAGCATGTAGCTGGATGCTTCGGCATTTTGAATGCCGCGTTGTCCTAAACTGCAGCTGTCTTCGCCGATGCGGGAGAGGTTGTCAAAACTGTAGTCGTTCACAAATGCGGACATCGTGTGTTATTGTATATATGTGCAATATATAATTAATCAATATATTTTATATATATTTATTAATTATTCGTTATACCATTTTAAAAACATTATTGCGCACCCGTGATGGAGCCCAGCACGGGATTGGCTCGCGCGCACGCCAGCATGTTGCCCTCCTTGCACGAAATCATGGAGCCGTAGCAGTATTCGGCGAAGGCGTGCTGGTCGTTGGGGATTTTGGTGTTCGGGGTGGCAAAGTAGTTGCGCATGGAGTTGCTGAATTCGTAATTGTCGCCTAAATCACGGAACAGCCGGTCCTCCAAATTGGGATTGCCGCCCAAATCCTTCACCACGAATTGTTGGGTGCACTGGTTGATGTCGTGCTCCACCTGCGGGTTGAATGCGGGTTCGGCGGCGGGGCGGTTGGGATGGTCCTGAATGTCGGTCAGCAGCACGTTCATCAGCGGGTCTTGCGGCGTGGGGGCCTGGAAGGTTAGTCCTGAAGTTGCGGGCGCGGGTGCTGCCCCTTTCGACGACACCATGCGCCTTCGCCCCGTGTTGTAGTTGGCGTAATTTGAGAACCCCTCTTTGTTATCAGAGAATGACTTGGTTGGCTGATTGGTCGCGTTGTTTTGTTTGCTTTGTGCCGTGTATAAAAATGCAATCATGGCTAAAGAAACCACTCCGAGCAGAACCAGTTTGTAGGACATCGTCAGCAAATAGCCTAAAAGTGTCAATAATATGATCATGCGGCTGATGGCGTTCAACTTAGATTCGCGGTTCATGTCGGACGTGGGAACGAGTTGGGTGATACCTGCATTGTTGAACAGCACGGTTGGATCTTGCAACCAAAATGCAGTCATTGTATTGTCTCTTATGAATGCTTATACGTATATATAAATGCGACTATTATTTATATATATTGATATTCTTTATTTTTATTCATCGACCCATTTGTTCATTCATCTATTTCTTGGTTTTCTTTTTCTTATTGCTTTGTGTGTCTGGTGCTGGTGCATCAGATGTTGCTGCTGAGGCGCTTCCGGTCGACAATCCAGTCGCTGTGCTTCCGGTCGCTGCGCTTCCGGTCGCTGCGCTTTGTGGAAACCTCGGCGTGCGTTCCACCTTTTCGCCGGTGCTAAACACCAATGGCTGCGCTTGTTGGACAGCCGCCTGCGCTTGCAACACCATTGCAGCCCTGCGTTCTTCCAATTTCTGTTGCATTCGCTCTTTGGTCTTGGCCGTTTTCATGTTTTGATTCAGGTGGCTCTGCATGGCGCCCATGTTGAATTTGGCGTTCTTGCCCCCGAGACCCATGCTGGCTGCCATTTTCCCAATGTCCATTCCGCCCATGTCGCCCATGCCTCCCTCCATGCCCATCTTTTTCAGCAAATCGGCCACGTTGTTTATGCCCGGCATTTTCTTCATTTTGCTCATGAGTTCGCTGGCCTCCTGCATGATTTCGCTCTCTTTAATCTCCCCCGATTTCATCTTGGCGTCCAGCTTCTGGCCCACGTTCTTCACGATGCCCATGAGCTTGCCCGGGTTCTTGAAGAGGTTCTGAAACACGGACTGCACCGAGGCTTCATCGGACGTGTCCAGGTTCAGCTCGGCCGCGGTTTCCTCTGCGATTTCTTTGGCCAGGTTGCCGATTTTTCCGCCGAGCAGCCCGTTCAAATGCTCGTGCATGGAATTCGGGTCCATTCCTGGCGGAAATGAGAACCCCTTCGCTTCACTTTTATCGTCTGCTCCGCCTGCTTCGCCTGCGCCTGCTTCGCTTTTATCGCCTGAGCTTTTACCATCTGCTTCGCCTGAGCCTGCTTCGCTTGCGCCTGCTGCGCTTGTGCCCTCATCCTTAAACATGTCCTGCATTTGCTGCATGACCTCTTCCAGCTTGGATTTCAGCACGCTCTCGTCGATGGCCTCAAACAGTTTGGCGGCATCGCCGAAGGTGGACGTGTCCGACAGGTCCGACACCACCGAAAACATGACCAGCTGCAAATACTTCCACACGGCCTCCTTGGTGGCATCGCTGACGTCGGGCGTTTCCCACAGCGCCTTGAAATCCAGCCCGGGCAGCAGCTCAATCGGCTCAGCAAACAGCACGGTGTCATTGCGGTACAGAATGTTGAAGAACTGGGGCGCGTACGCGAGCTTGCAGTGGTCGTACACCGCAGCGGGGTCCATGTTGTACACCGTGGCGCATGCTTCGCTGTGCTCGGGGAACACGGTGGCAATGTCGGCCACGAAATCGGATATAATCTTCTTAAACTCGTCGGAGACAGTCATCTTGCGGAGAAGTGTGTTTACATTAATTTGAATACTTTTGTTTAAATCAATATATAGAACAATAATTAATCCAATCCAATCCAATCCAATCCAATCCAATCCAATCCAATCCAATCCAATCCAATCCAATCCAATCCAATCCAATCAATTGAGGTTAATCCATCTAATGTTTGATTTTTTTAATATTTTGTCAACAATGTGAACCCCTGTGTTTGAAAACAACTTATCTTTGATGTATTTTCTATACAACACACACGCAATTGCTTGGTCATGTGAGTGCCACTTTAATTCTGGTTCAGGTGTGTTTTCTGGCAATATCAGGTTGTCAATCAAGCACAAGTCATGCCATTCATTTATAAATTTCATTGAAATTTCAGATTTTCTTATAAAAATGCGATTTGCATTCAATAATGGAAATTCGCGGTAGTACTCGTTGTTTTCACCAATCGTTTCAAACGCGTGTTGTTTGACATGGTGTTTGCATTTCAACACATCCGGATTTTCAATTGGAATGATCACATCCGAATTTATATTGTCAAACATGCATTCAACCAATGATTTGTATTCATTTAAATGTTCCGCGTAGTATGGATATTTAATAAAATTCGAATCTTGATAAATCAATATTTCACCTGTGTTTATTTGGGCCAAATGATGTTTTATGATAAATGGTTTCCATCTCCAAAACCCATGCTTGCAGCCGCGGCCATGTTCGGGTAAATTCGAGAAACGATTAATGATGTGTTTATATTGAGGATAAGAATTCATGTATGTTTTAATAAAATCTGCATTTATGGTTTGACATGCCTTTGAATTGTATCTTGTGCATGTATCAAAATATGGATTGTATAGATTTTCAAATGTTTTGCCGCATGAAGTTAAATTAAGCGCTTCATCATACGGTTGCCCCATGGAATGAAACGTAATTAAATTGTACCGTGTGTTGAATGTTTTGATATTTTCATGTTTGTGGTCATTAGTGTGCGGCAACCCTTCCAAAAATCTTTTATAATTTGTCTGCATGTACAATGCATCAATCACCTTGAAATTAAAGTTTATTTTGATGGGGGCTGACATATTTATTAATTTGTAAATTCCAATCATGTGTGTTTTAAAAATGACATCCATGTACTGTTCATTGTATTCATTGGGCAGATTTTTGAACATATTGTTGTTTATTCCCACAAACGACCCGATTGGAGTTGCATTCAAACATTCAACTATTTCCCATTCTGGTAAACTGCTGAATTTAATCATATTATCATAAAATTTGTCGAGTGGGTGTGTAAATGCAAACAATGCTGGTTTAATATTTAACTGGTTGTTTTGAATAAAATAATTTAAACTTTTTCCACTTGCATAACCATCAATTAACAATGTGTCGGCATTCACAATGCTTTTAAAATAGTTTACATATTCGGGTCCTCCATCATTGAAACACAAACGAGATGAAACGAGATAGGTTGAATTGCACTTGTCGTCATACAATAGGTCATAAAACATTTTTAGGTAATAACCATCCCGCAAAAAAAATGCAATCTTTTTATTGGTTGAATTTAAAAATGATGATATTAATAATAAAACTGGAATGTTTATGTTCGCGATTAAATTGTACAAAACCTTATAATTTGAATCCGTGTGTGGATTCAATAACCGAATGTATCTAGAAAAATTTGCTAGTTCGAGGTTTGATGATTGTATTAAAATGTTTTCATGGGACGAGTATGAGCACATTGTGTAATGGGTTGATTTCAATCCAGATTGTTGAGCCATGTGAACATCGCTGTGCATATTGTCGCCAATGTGATAGAATATGTTGTTTTTTTCATCTATTTTATTCCATATCCATCCATTGTGTTTTCCACCAGATGAAACATAAATTTTTATATTTTGTATTATTTCTTCATTGTCAATGTTGAATGTTTTTTTATTGTGATTGCAACAATTTATCAAAATGTGTCTCAATTGATTTTCGGATAAATACATGTCAGACACAATTATGTCATTTTTTTTTAATTTCAAAAATAAATCATTGTTTGGATAAATGTTGCATAGTTCGGTGTCAAATTCAACGTTTTTGTACATTTCTAATGTCATTGCATCATATTTGTATAATTGTCCCATGATTTCATAGATTTGATGTATAGTTGTGTTTTGAATGGTTGAATATGCAACCTGTTCGGAATGCATGCGATGTTGTTTAAAATTCGGATTATTTACACGGGTTTGTATCATGTCAAAAATGAGGTGTGGTTCATTGCAATAACGAAACACTAATGTGTCAAACATGTCATATGAAATTGTCGAGGGAATTTGAACATTGGAATGCGTTTCACTTATTTTTAAAGTGGGGATTTTGGTTGGTTTTATTGAAATCACATTGGGAATTTGGTTTGTTGATTTTATTTGAGGGAATGCCCCATTGTTCATTCTAGTGGTGAAATGTGGGGTTGATAATTGTCCGGATTGTGTCATGGCTGACATGATATTCCGCATGCTATTTATTGCGGTAAAAGTTTGGGTTGACGTCGACGTTTGTTTTGATTTTTTCATTAAAACAACATGGGGGGTTTGTGGATTTGTAAACTTAGGTTTATTTTGAACAAATCCAATGTTCATGTTCATCATTTGTGTGAAATAATCAAAATGATGTATATAATAAAATGCTATTATATTTTTGCATTCTTCAAACGTAAATGAATTTATTCATGGCATCCTATTATTGTGCAAAAACTGTTTGTGCATGTGGTGCATTTTTACCCGTTTCATTTTCAGCAAAATGCTGTAAATGCTTTGGTCATGGCGATTTTCTTTAAAGTCGGGGTCTTCGGCACCCATGACACTTGGACTGTCGGTTATGATTTGCGCATTTTGCGCGTAGTGCAGCCATTCTCTAACAAACGCCATCGATGTTTCGCTTTTTCTTAATAACACGAACCCCGCCCATGCTTGAGTCGTGGATTTAATGCGTTCGCGTTCGTCACCGGGTGGAACATTCATCAATTCAAATGTGTCGCGTTTACTGTATTTGCGGTCGGTGCACCCCTGCCATCCAGTGTGATTTGGTTTATTGTGGCAGGCCCCGATGTCGCCGTCTGTCAACCATTCGTCCGTAATTTTACGCGCATCACTCAAAAACCGGTACGAACTATCGCAATAGCACAGCACGTCGCCGTCCTGCAGGTCGGTCAAGCGTTTCAGAATGGCGAACGGCTTCCACAACCAATAACCCGCCCCCGTTGAATGCTGCAGTATGTGCGCATTTTGTTTTTTAAACAATGGGTCCAGTAAGTTCATGTTTCCAATCAATGCGGTGTCGAATCGTGCAACGGTTGTTGCAGAGGCACACAATCGCATTGCGTCCTTTAAATACGTCCCATTCGGGGTTGCAAATGTCATGAAATGATATGTCATTTTATAACACATGTTGATTATTTATTTTGATATTTAATTAATTTAATGTGGCACTCTCATTGCACCTCCCCATGCAGCTTCGCCAGCTTCGTCAGGTTCTGAATGTACTTCATGGACTTGGCCTGGTTATCGACACCCATCTCCCGGATGGGGCCGCGCAGCGTGTCCACCTTTTGCATGACCGCATTCCCCATGTACTCCAAATCCCGCGTGTAATCCTTGTCCAGGAAGAACCCGATGTCGCCCTTCTCAATCTGGTCATTGTAGGGCTCCACAATGTAGGTGGCCCATGCATTCATTAAAATGCGCGGGTTCGTTTTTTTAATGAGGAACAGCGCGGTTTTGGCCGAATCTATGTCTGCATTGTCTGGAAAAACGCCCTGAATGTCCTCCACAAAATCGGTGAACTGGTTCAAAAAGGCTTTCATGACAATCGATTTGTCCGACATTGCGCACAATAATGGGATGAATGGATTGTATGTGGGTGGGATGTATTTGTGTGGTGTATGTATTATTCTGCGCATTATTTTAAATTCATTTTATTCAATAATTATATTTTGACTCATCATTGTCGGCGATATTGACCCTGGCCTTGTCCTTGGCCATGACCTTGGCCTTGGCCTTGTTGCGCCTGTTGCGCCTGCATAATTTGCGAATTTCTCTCTTTTTCCAGCTTCTCAAGCGTTGTGTCGGGGCCAATCCGCGCCTGTTTTTCCTCAATGGCCGGGCACTCAATGGTTTGATTGAAGTCAATGGTCGCGTAGTTGTAAAGCTGGCGCAAGCCGCCCGCCCCCTTGGCCGACAGGTCCTCGCTGCTTTGGTCCAGAAAGCTGTAGTTGTCGGACGTCACGCCAAACCCGCCCATGAACTCGCAGGAAGTGGAAAACGGCGACGGCTCTCCGTTGTAATTGGTGGCCACGTTGTTGTGCTGCACATCCAGCGGTTTCAGATGGTTCGTGATTTGGTCGCCGTAAAGCACCATGTGGTTCTGATTCAGTAGCAGCAGCGCGGGCACCCGGTTCACGTGCGGCGGCAGAATGATTTGCTGCCCGTCTTCCAAGATGATGTACCATGCCCCGTTCTCGCCCTTCACGCGTTTGTCGATGCACATGTAATGAATCCCCTCCTTAATTTTGCTCTTGGCCAACCGCTGCAAGAGAGATTTAGACTTGTCGCAAAAGTTGCTGTAATAAAGAATGCTACTCATGATGGTATTTTAACATACATGCAGTTTAATATTATCATTATTTTAACTCATTTCAACCTCATTTAGTATTTTGTATTAAAAATTATAATGTATGCAAAGTGTATACACACCAACATCATTGTACCACCATACACATCACTGCAACCATGAAATTGCACGGTTCGCGCAAGGACGTCAACGGGTGGATTTATCTTTCACTGAACGGTGGCCCGTATGAGCGCGGTTTCGCGCACGGCCATCTGGTGGCGCATGAGCTGACCCAAATCATGGCGATGTTGGAGTTTTTCCTGTACGAGGAAAACGGGCGCACGTTCGCCTTTTTTTGCGAGATGGCCGACGACTTTTTTCGCCCGCAGATTGAGTCGAATTTCCCCGAGTTCTATGAAGAGATGCGCGGCATTGCCGACGGTTCGAAGCAGCCGCTGCACAAAATCGTGTTTTGGAACTGTTTCGTCAGTTTTGATTACCTGTTCGCCCGGCTCTCGGACGTGCTAAACGAACCGCACAATGCGCACTTGAAGTCGAAACCCATCTATGCCGACTTTGTGAGTGAGGGGGGCAAAGGCAGCGGGGGGCTGGAAGGGGGTGGTGCCAAAGATCGGTGCAGCGCCTTCATTGCAGTGGGCGATTACACCACCGACGGCAAGATCGTGTGCGCGCACAACTCGTTCGACAACTACATCAACGGGCAGTACTCGTGCGTCATCATGGACCTGCGCCCGAGCAGCGGCAACCGCATCCTCATGCAGTCGTTCCCCGGCGGCATTCATTCCGGAACCGACGTGTTTGTGACGAGCCGGGGGCTGTTCGGAACGGAGACGACGATGGGCGGGTTTAACGCCTACGAAAACAAGGACCCCGTGTGCTGCCGCATTCGGCGCGCCATGCAGTACGGCAATTCGCTGGACGACTACGTGGCGATGCTGACGGAACGCAATTCGGGCGACTACGCGAATGCGTGGCTGTTTGGCGACACGCGCACGAACGAAATCATGCGGCTGGAATTAGGGCTGAAGTACGTGGACGTCCAGCGCACCAAGAACGGCTATTTCGTCGGGTTCAATGTGGCCTTCGACCCGCGCATTCGGAACATTGAGTCGTCCAACACGGGCTGGGACGACATTCGCCGCCACCAGGGCTCGCGCCGGGTGCGCCTGCATCAAATGATGGAGGAGCACAAGGGGCGTCTGGATGTGGAAACCGCCAAGCGGCTCATTGGCGACCACTACGACGTGTATTTGAACAAGATCAACCCGTGCTCGCGCACGACGTGCTCGCACTACGACCTGGACGCGCGCGAGTACATGTCGCAGGCCGACCGCCCAAAACCGTTTCAGCCGCGCGGGGCGGTGGACGGCATGGCCATTGACACGGCCACTGCTCAGCGCATGCAGCTGTGGGGGCGCTGGGGCAGCTCGTGCGGAACGGGCTTCTACAAGGACGCGTTTTGCGACCGCAACATGATTTGGAACACGTACCGTCCGTACCTTCACGACCGCCCGCCGCAGCCGTGGACGCTGTTCGGTTTGAACGGACAGAACGGATTGACGCACCACCGAACCCGGTCGCATAGACACGCGCATCGGCACCACCACTCGACCACCCGGCGCCTTAAGGCCGTTGCGGCGAACTGATGATGATGTGCAGTGAAAACGATTTAAACACTTGCACATGTGTGTAAGTATTTAATAATTTGGGAATTTGGGAATTTGGAAATGCAGGACGCCAGCGAAATGGTCATCTTGTTGCAGCAACTGTGCGACAAATACGCGGAAGACGAATTCATGCTGGCGAAGCTGTCAGCGCACGTGGCCCAGCTTCCGGCAATGATGGATGCTGCGCATCAGGCACGCGACGACAAGGAGCAGCGCAAAAAAACGTTGATAACCGCGTCGGACGAGTTCATTGAGCAGTTTTTGAACGAGTCGCCGCATTACTATTACAACGCCAATGTGGAGCTGTTTTTCGTGTACGATGCCGACGCCGAGTGCAATTACAGCGTCATCAACGAGGACGACATCCTGCACCCGATACTAACGAAAATCAGCGGCAATCGGGAACTCATGCCGTGGAAGTATAAAATCAAGAACCAGGTGCTGCGGCGCATCAAGGACCGCAACCTGTTGTCGTCCATTCCGGAATCGCAGACGATTCAGCGCACGCTGAACATGCTGTGCCCCGCCATGTTCCGAACCCGCGACTGTGCAAAGTATTTTCTGACGGTGCTGGGCGACGTCATCTTGAAGAAAACGGTTCACATAAACGACGGCTCCGCAGAACCCGTGTACATTGCTGCCCCCAAAACGCGGCAGTTCATAAAAGGTCTCAGTCAAGAATGCAGCACGCTGTTTGGCACGTCGTTGCTTTCCGCGTTCAAATTCAAATTTCATGAGTACGCGTTCAGCGAATGCCGGTTGATGGACATGAACGACGTTGCAATGGACGCATACGCGGCGCCATTTAAACACCGGCTAATCGACATCTTTTGCGTGGCGGCGCACTACTCGCAACGGTACGACAATGCGGAGGCGTTTTTAAACACGCAGTGCAAGGACACGGCAGCCGATGAACGGGTGCTCTATTTAAAACGCACCACGGATGAACAGCTGGTTGCCAAATTCGCGGCAACGTGTGAGCCGTCCCCGCAAACCAACATGAGCATTTCGTGGAAAAACATGATGTATTTGTGGAAGGTGTTCATCGAGGAGGAGAGAATTCCGAATGTGTTTTTTGTGCACACGCTGAAGGCGCGACTCATAAAGCATTTGCCGAATTATTCGGAACCGACCGATTCATTTATGCAGCTGACCAGCAAGCATTTGCCCCTGGTGGCACGGTTCAAGGATTTTTGGACACAGACCATTGGTGTGGCTGACGAGGACGACGACGCACACGAGCTGGAAATCGATGAATTCACGACGCTGTTTAAACTGCACCACGCCCAGCAACTGCATCAGCCGTCCCCGCAGCTGCAGAGCCACAACCACAACGATGCCACCTTTTTGGGGCTGATTCGGCACTTTTATCCGGACGTGGTCATTGAAAACGACAAGCATTTGTTGCATGTCAAGTGCGCGCTGTGGGACAAACGGGGGGACGTGCTGGCGGCAATCCAGGAATATGTGGGTGAACTAACGGGTTCAACATCCGTCTATAAAGCATACGAATTTTACTGTCATCGGCAGCGAGCCAAATTCAAATCATCGGACAACCATTCAAACATGCATCATTTGATTGTGAGCAAAAAGTATTTTGAAAAAATGTGTAGCGACAATGGTTTTTAATGTTGCAATAATATAACATACCGGTTTCAAATGTCATTTCCTTTAGAACCAAATGAGGCTGCGCTTGCGCCTGCAAATGCTGCGCCTGAGCCCGATGCTGCGCTTACGCCTGAACCCACTTCACACAATGCTGATTCCCTAGCGATTAATGTTGCTTCGATGGCGCTAGCACCTGATGCCGTGCCTGATGCCGTGCCTGAAAATGCTATGACTGAGCCTGTAATAGCGCTAGCACCTGAGCCTGAGCCTGTAAATCCTGAAACCAGAGAATTGAATGCAAGAGAGGCAATTGAAAAAGGCCTGATGGCATTCAATCAACTTTCTCAAACTTCCGATTTTTATGGAAAAGCGGTTGCTGGAATTGAAAGCGCAATTCGACTTGCCCAGCCAACGATAGCCTTCGTAAATTTGACTGCCGCTGCACAGGTTGATTCAGGGGACGTCATTGTGTCTTACTGCAACCCATCCATCGGAGCATTGTCCGATTTTACCCCGCATTACAACCTCTTCATTTCAACGCATTTGCCAGCGAATGTGCCGCCAATGAGCATCATGACTCCCACATTTGATGCATTGAATGCATTGAGGAAATTACTTCAACCCGAAGATGGAGCATTTGAGATAAAGGTTAGTCTTACTTCACACCATCACACAGGACCACGCATTTCTCTCCGTTTGCACATTGGACCCGTGTTCAACATTCCAGTTTTCACCGCACATGTCATGAATCATGTGTTGAACAATCCCCGGTTGCCCGGCGCATTGGCCCCCATTGAACCCGAACCATTCGTTCACAATGCAAAACCGATTGGGCCTTACAATCGTCTGGATTTAATGATGGAATTGTTGCTGCATTCAGAAACAACGGATGATGACCCCTATTCTCCAGTCAACGTTCTCATTGCGCGTGGCATAAATGTCAGTTGCGTAAAGAAATTTACTACAGTTGCAACCGGGTCAGGTCCAAGTCCAAATGCCATCATCCGTGCCGAATGCGATGCATTTTTTGAATTGCTTATTATGAGTGAAACCCAACTCATACAATCCGCACTCACCAAATCCGTGCTCATTGCGGTCATGCAGAATCCGACCGTGCTAACCTCCGATGGGAAACAGTTTTCTGACATATTTCCCAGCGGTCAATACGGCAACTACTTTGATGAGCTTGCTTACAAAACCAAACAAGATGAAGCTGGCGGCGCGATCATGCTCGACGACGGAAGTCCGCTGACGAGGACCGACATGATTGTTGCTGCTCTCACGGCGGTGAATGAAGCAATGCGTTCATCGGGCGTGCACATTGTGGCAGGGGGAGGTGCTGCGGTCTCTTATTACATTCGAGACTTTTTGGGGAATGCGTTCAGTCCGGAGATTGTGGCTGCATCGGGCGTGGATTTGGCACAAGTGAAAGAGAGATGCGGAAAAATAATGATGAACGACATTGACTGCTTTGTGTTTGGCAATGTGTCCCGTCAATTTTTATTGCTGTTTTCTCTCTACATGATGATTCTATATGACAATTTTTATGAACGTGCAAAGCGCTACGGCATAAAGGAGGCAATCGCGACGCAAGGAACAAAGATTGAATTCAAGCTTTCGGCAGATGACCGCATTGGACTGTTCATGTACGGAAATCGCAACGAGGACGCAAACACGCAACTCATCAGTAAACGATTGGCAAAGAACCCGAAGGTGCAGCTGGTCACCCAAGAAACCAAATGTTTCTCTCAGATTGAGCATCCGTTGTGCGGACCCATTGGCGATGCGTGCAAGGTGGACGGCTACTACCTGCAACCGGTCGATTTGGTCAAAAAAGACATTGAGGAGTTCGTTGATTTGTATGTGGGGTCTCTTTACCCAGCAAAAGACGGCGTGCAGCGCCCCGCAGATTTAAAAGGCATGATACTGCGACAATACACCACCGACAACATGGTGTCGCTGAAAACCACGATGCTGGACATAATTTGCATTTTTTGCGATGAAGGCAAGTCGCTGTTTATCCGCATTTTCATGGCCCGCAAAAATCCGAAGGATTTCGCCCGGTTGCGCGCGTTCATAGACCTGTATTTGCTACAGCTGCTGCAGGCAAACCCCGCACCCGCATTTGCCGAGACCAATAAGGAGTTCATTCAACTGGTTGGCCAGTTGCGCGCCAAGATGGACCAGTTGGATGAGACGTATTATTTGAAACAGGGCAACATTGCAGCGACCAATGCTGCAACTGCCGAACAAATAGATGAAGACCGGACCGCGTTTTTGATGCTGCTGCGCAACATCGGGCGCAAAATAGTGGAACTGCCTGACCCATTCGGCGATGTCGTTCCTATAAAATTTCAAGCAGCACCCACCGGTGCAAACATGATTCGGTTTTTTAAGGAAAACACACAAATGACATACAATTTTGACATGAGCCAACACATGACCCAACTGTTTTCGATTTATAGAGAGGGGCAAGCGGGTGCTTACACCAGATGGTTGAATGGTGTGTTTTCACAAATAAAGTTCCCGCCGGAATCCGAAACGTTCTTCCGTTCCAAATTGGACCAAATCTTGAATCCTGTGGATCCGGATGGAAATCGGAAAATTGGGTTCAAGGAAATGCCCGAGATTTCGCCGCTGATGCTTCGTCTGCACGACGCATTGAAGCGCGTGAAAGTCAGCCAACCTCTCATTTTACGGTTCAGACCCATGTTCAATTCGCTCGTGCAACCAATCAAAGAACAAATCCGACGAGGGGCGAACCCCACTGCATATTACGTGGGCGTAAGAAATAAAACTTCCAAAAAAACCCAAGATGGAGTGTATGACGCTGAAACAAAGAAGCGATTGTTTCCAACCTTTGTGACAGAGGTGATTTTAAAGAATGAAGCCATGAAGAACCCCATAATAAGCGGTCTCATTCATGATTTGAAGGAGAATGCGAATGCCAAGTATGATGATGTGGTCATGGAAGAAATTGGGCGCATCCTATTGGATTATGAACCGAATATTACGAAATTGGGCGGTGGCGGTGGCGGTAAAACCAGAAAACGAAGCCCCCGAATGGTTCGTCGTCATCCCAAAACCCGAAACTGCAATCGCACCACATTGTCGAAGAATCAGAAAACTAGGCGGCATCGTCGTCGGTGCACAAATCTGCACAAAAATAAACAAACACGCAAATACATAGATGTTATGGATGGGATGCATTAAGCACTTAAAAATGATAAAAATGAATTGATGATGCATTCAATTCATTTATTTACACATTTATTTTCAGTTAGTGTTTTAGTGGTTTAGTGGTTCAATGCTTCCTGTGTTTGCGACTCTTCTTAAGGTCGGAGATGCGAACGGCGCCGAACTTGCCCTTCTTGGCAGTCCAACCGTGTTTCGCTAAACGCTTCTCCCTTTTAGCGGTCGCGTGCTTCTTGGCGCTGACAATGCGGCCGTGCTTGTTCATGAGCAGCTTCTCTTTAGTGAGACCGGGAGTGCCGTCGGTCTTGTGAGCGGTGCCGTGAAACACCTGGGCGCGAGAACCGCGCAGCATCTCGTACTTCTTGCCGTGGATGTGATAAAATCCGTCGGCCGAACGCGTGTGGTTTCTTCCCATTGTTTTGATTGGTTGTATTATAGTGTAATGAAAGAAAAAAAAAGAAAGTGCAATGGATTTAATAATGGATATAATTGATTTCAATGAATGCATCAATTGCTTTAGCAAATCGAAAATTGCAAATCAATTGAATTGATTCCGTATTGGCTGGCCGTATCCCGCCGGTGCTCCCGTCCAACTTTTATAAACATTGGTCGGGCGATTGGCCTGCGTAAAACAATCGTTGCGCTGGGCCGTGGCGGTTTTAATGATTATGCTAAACACTTTGAAGTTGACCACGACGGGCACAACTTCGCCGCCGCTGCCCGTTTCCACCAACTTCTTGTTAATCGGCTGATAGCACCGACATTTAAATAGGGAATAATAATTATAGCCTGACATTTATTTTTTTTTGTATTTATATGATATAACATAAAATAACTACAATATTTGCAATGTCACGTGGTCCCGCTGGAGAACGCGACGCAGCGCTTAGGGATTTTGCTGTACTGGCCAATATGCGAGACTATCAACGGTCACACCGTCATGGCAATTCAACCCACATCGAATTTACTCAAGATGATGCAATGGCCGAAAAACATTCTATGAAACGTTATGCATATTTAAATTCCATTGGCCGTGGTGATTTACCATATGCCCTGGCCACATGTAGTGCGGATGTTGAGAAGCGTGTGCAACATCAAGCAGAAGCATATGCGAGCAATGTACCGAAAGGATTCTCATTCCCAGCAAGTGTATTGGAAGGCGCGGATACCTCACGTGTTCCAGATTGGGTTTATTTCCCATTAAGAGTGAGGAATGGCAGGTATGAGTTTGACGAAACCACTGCCACACAATTTGGTACATATGGTCCTCATGGGTTGGGGTTGAGTGGGGGAAAGAAGAGAAGCCATAGAAAGAAGAGCCACAAGAAGAGGAGCCACAAGAAGAGGAGCCACAGGAAGAGCAGGAGGCATTGAACACATGTCAAAATCAAAAATCAATAATCCAAATAAAATAAAAAATTGAAGCAATTTAAAGCGAATAAATGAATGTTATGCATCCCTTTATTTCATAAAGACAATCAGACAATCAGACAATCAGACCAAACAATACAATGGCAGCAGCAGCAACCGACTTGTCCAGCAAGTATCAGAAAATGACGGACTTGGAGCACATTCTCAAGAAGCCCGACACGTACATTGGCTCCATTCAGCTGACCGAGTGCACCGAATACACTGCCTTAGGAGCGACTGGAAGCGCCGGAGCAGAAGGTGTAAACATCGGTCTAGCGACGTTCACGCACATCCCCGCGCTCTACAAGTTGGTGGACGAGGGTCTCGTCAATATGCGCGACCACGTCATCCGTCAGGCGCAGGCAATCAAGGACGGCAAGCCCAATGCGCTCCCCGTGACGTCCATTGAAGTAGAGGTGGATGCCGCGACCGGAACAATCACCATGACCAACGACGGCAACGGCATTGACATCGCGCAGCACCCCGAGCACAAGATGTGGATTCCCGAGATGATTTTCGGGCACTTGCGCACCTCCACCAATTACGCCGAGGACAAGAAGGAGAAAATCGTCGGCGGGAAGAACGGCTTCGGTTTCAAGCTCGTGCTCGTGTGGTCCACCTGGGGGTCGGTGGAAACCGTGGACCACGTGCGCGGTCTCAAATACACTCAAGAATTCAAGGCGAATCTGACCGAGATTTGCCCGCCAAAAATCACCAAATGCTCCAGCAAAAAGCCTTACACGCGCATCTCGTTCCGCCCCGATTACGCGCGCCTCTGCATTGCAGGGCTGACCCCTGACATGACGGCGCTATTCACGAAGCGCGTGTATGACATTGCCGCCGTCACGGACCGCAGCATTCGCGTGAAGTACAACGGCAGCGTCGTGCCAGTGAAAGATTTCAAGCAGTACATCGGCCTCTACATTCGCCCCGAGGTCAAGCGCGTGTATGAGGCGCCCTCGGAGCGCTGGGAATACGCCGTGTGCCTGACAAACACGGACGAGTTTGCGCACGTCTCATTCGTGAACGGCATTTGCACGTCCAAGGGCGGCAAGCATGTGGAATACGTGATGGGTCAGCTCCTGCGCAAGTTGGCGGCGTACATCAAGACCAAGAAGAAGGTGGACGTGAAGCCAGCGACAATCAAGGAGCAGCTGACCCTGTTCTTGCGCTGCGATGTGGAAAATCCCGCCTTTTCCAGCCAGACGAAGGACGAGCTGACGACAACGAGCGCGAATTTCGGGTCGGCCTGCACCGTGAGCGACGAGTTCGTGGAGAAGGTGGCGAAGATGGGCGTCATGGATGCGGCCTGCGCTTTGACGGAAGTGAAGGAAGCGAAGGCGGCGAAGAAGACGGACGGCGCAAAGACGCGCACCATTCGCGGCATTCCCAAACTGATTGACGCCAATTTTGCGGGGACGGAGAAGTCGGGACAGTGCACCATCATCTTTTGCGAAGGAGATTCGGCCAAGGCGGGCATTGTGTCCGGCCTGAGCAAGGAGGACCGCAACATCATTGGCGTGTATCCGGTCAAGGGCAAGTTCATGAACGTGCGCGGCGAGGCGGTCAAGCGCATTGCAGAAAACACGGAAATCGCGGAAATCAAGCGCATCCTGGGTCTGGAGAACGGGCGCGAATACACGGCGGAAGACGTGGTCAAGCGGCTGCGATACGGCAAAGTGCTGTTCATGACGGACCAGGATTTGGACGGGTCGCACATCAAGGGCCTCGGCATCAACCTGTTTCAGAGCGAGTGGCCCACATTAACGCACATCCCGGGATTCATCGGGTTCATGAACACGCCGATTTTGAAGGCGCGCAAGGGACAACAAGAGCGCGTGTTTTATAACGAGGGCGAGTTTGAGGCATGGAAAAGCGGTGGAGCGACTGCAAGCGGAGCGACTGCAAGCGGGGCTGGTGCAAGCGGAGCGACTGCAATAGATGTCGCAACTTGGAACATCAAATACTACAAGGGTTTGGGAACCAGCACGGGACGCGAGTTCAAGGAATATTTCGAGCACAAGAAAATCGTGGATTTTGCGCACACGGGCGAACAGAGCGACAATGCAATTGACCTCGTGTTCAACAAGAAACGCGCCGATGACCGCAAGGAGTGGCTTTCCACCTACAATCGCGCTGACCATCTGGACACTAGCCACGCGCACGTGTCATATGAGGATTTCATGACGCGCGAGATGAAGCACTTCTCGGTGTACGACAACCAGCGCTCCATTGCGAACGGCATGGACGGCCTGAAAATCTCGCTGCGCAAAATCCTGTTTGCGGCGTTCAAGAAGGGCGGACTCAAGACGGAAATCAAGGTGGCACAGTTCAGCGGCTACGTGTCGGAACACTCGGGCTATCACCACGGCGAGGCGAGCCTGAATGCGGCCATCATCGGCATGGCGCAGAACTTCGTCGGCAGCAACAACATCAACTTGTTTGAGCCCAATGGTCAGTATGGGACTCGGTTATGCGGAGGGAAAGATTCTGCTAGTGAAAGATACATCTTTACGCAGCTCAATGCAATCACCCGACTGATTTATCGCGCGGAAGACGATGCCGTCTTGGAGTATCTGGACGACGACGGCCAGCTGGTGGAGCCCACATTTTACGCGCCAGTTGTGCCGATGGTGCTCATCAACGGCACGAAAGGCATCGGCACCGGGTTCAGCACGGACATCATGTGCCACAACCCTCTGCAGGTGATTGACTATGTGAAAGCCATGCTTCTAAAAAAGCCCGAGGCGGAGTGGGGTGCAATCGAGCCGTATTACCGCGGGTTCAAAGGCAGCATTACTGCGATTCCTTCGACCACGGCAAGCAAATTCCTGGTTAAAGGGCTGCACAGCGTGGACGCTGACAAGAAGCAAGTGCGCGTGACCGAACTCCCGGTTGGCCATTGGACGGAGGATTTCAAGAAGCACTTGGAATCGCTGATTGAGGCCAACTCGATTAAAGACTACGTTGACATGAGCACGGACACGGTGGTGGATTTCACTATCATGTTTCCGGCTACGGCGGACTTTGGCGCACTTTCTGCGGTTGTTGACCACGGGTGCTGCACCGCGGTTGAAAAGCTGCTGAAGCTGTATACCACTGAATCCACGAGCAACATGCACCTGTTTGACAGCAAGGACCAGTTGAAGAAGTTCAGCAACGTGCATGACATTGTGCGCGAGTATTATGGGACGCGATTGTCCCTGTATGAGAAGCGCAAGGCGCACCAGCTGGCGGCTATGGCAGCGGAACTCCGCATCCTGAGCAATAAAGCGCGCTACATCCAGGAATTACTGGACGGCAGCATTGACTTGAGGCGAAAGCGCGGTGAAGAGCTGGTGGCCATGCTGCAGTCCAAGGGCTATGACGCCATAAGCCAGGGCGACCGAAGTGAAGGGGATTACAAGTATTTGCTGAAGCTGCCGATGGACAGCGTGAGCGAGGAGAACGTGCAACGGCTGTTGAAAGAAAAGGGGCAGAAGGAGGCACAGCATTCCACATTGGAATGCACCAGCATTGAGCAGCTTTGGCTGGCCGATTTGGCAGAGTTGCGTGCCGAATACGTCAGACAGGAAGAGAAGCGCGTCAGCGAACTCACTGCTGCTGCATCAACTGCTCCAGCAAAGGCTGGCGCAAAGAAGATTGTCAAAGCCAAAAAGGCATGAGCGGCTGCATTGGGTTTGATTGTGTTAGTTGTGTTTGATTTGGGTTTGGTTGTTTTGAATTTGAGAGAAAATGTAATAAATGTGATAAAAAAATGTTTTTTATTGGGGTTTAGGATTAGGCGAAGAGCAATGGTTTATTTATTTGTTGAGTGTTGATTTATTTATTGAATTTCTCTCGAATTGCATGTTCAAAGAATGATTCAAAGAACAAATGAAAGAATGCTGTCATGTTTCACGGCGATGCACGCCCGAATCTCGTCCGCGATTTCGCGCTCAGCGCAACCCGGCGCCGAATTGGCTATGATTTCCTGGACACGAGCGGCGAGTTCCACGCCGAGGCAGCCCGAGTTGCGGTCGATGCATTGGCTCATGTGCGCCATAAGTTTCATCCATTTGGTCAGCCAGAGGGTGCCGGTCTTGCTGCGGTAATGCCGAAATGCGACCACGCAGATGATGCTGTAAATGCCGCAATACCCAGGATTGCATTTGTCCGACCCGTAGTTGATGTTGTATTCGGGGGAGATGGAGGTGTAGGCCTTGGTCACGTTTTTCAGAGAGCCGCTGTGGTCGTCCAGAATGCGAATGCCGCAGAACTTGTTTCGCCCGTTGGACTCAAATATCGCAATGTGGTGCGGATTGGACCGAATTGCGCGGCTCTTGATGAGGACGAGTGAGTGTGCATTGCCTCCGCGGTGTTGCACGCTGATGAATCGGAAACTTTCGAACGGCATGGCATCGGCTTTGCCTTTGTTCCGACGGCATCCTAGGACATTGGCTTTATCCGCGACAAAATAGGAGAGGGGCAGCGGAATGACGTAGCCGCGCGTGCTGTCAATGACAATGCTGCTCTTATTGTGGCCCAGTGATGCAGGTTCGGATGAACTCAAATATCTCTCGAACTCGTCGTTGCGAAGAGCGGATTTCTTGAACAGGGTTTCACGTTCCGATGGCATGATTGATGACAGATGGATAATGGATGATGCAAAGATGGAATGCACCGTGCAAAGTAATTCAATTTTTTAATATATTGTTTGATATAAATGACCCAAACAAACATGTTTTATTCGCAGATAGGACAAGATGAATATTACGTTAAAAACATAATTGACTATAAAACAAATGGCTATTATGTTGACGTGGGTGCACACGATGGCATAAAATTATCAAACACATATTATTTGGAAAAAAATTTAAATTGGACCGGAATATGCATTGAAGCAAATGAGGAGCTGCATCAGAAATTGTGCGTGAATCGGCCAAAATCCATAAATGTAAATCAATTGATTTACAGCCAATCGGATTTAGAATTGCGGTTTGAAATGGCATTGAACAAGGAAATAGTTGAAGGAAATGACATGCTTTCTAGAATTTCAAATGACGAAATCAATGCAATAAATCATGATTATTTCACAGAACAATTCATTCAGAGCAAAATAATTAAACAAAAAACAAAGACATTGACAGATGTTTTAGATGAAGCCAATGCGCCAAATACAATCGATTATTGTTCAATTGACATAGAAGGTGCAGAACTTGCATGTTTAGAAGGAATAAGGTTTGATAAATATAAATTTTTATTTATGACGATTGAATATGGATACAGAGAAGATTTTAAAAATCAAATAATCAACAAGATGTGTCAAAATAATTATGAATTGCATAGAATTAATCAATTTGACATTGAGTTTGTGCCAATGTGATGGTTCTTATTTTTTTCGACACATATATTAAAATAAAAATAAGGAACAAGAAATGAAACCATTGCATCATTTGATGCTGATTGCATTGAAGGATGCGTTAATTGTGGTGGCTGCATTCACGCTGTATGAAATCATTGAAGAATTGAAACTCGAATGGAACTCGAAGAATCCCGCGAAAGAGGGACTGCATGAGCATTATGGGCGTCTGTATCATTTGATAAGCATTTTCGTCGCCGACTTTAGCATAGGATGTCTCATGTATTATTTGTTCAACGTGCTAAATTAGAAATGGGGTCGTGGGTCATACGCGAAGCAAAGGCACGTAGTTCCCGATAAGGAGGGGTGCGGGGCGCAAAGGCACGTCTCGCCAAGGCACGTCTCGTCGTGCCGAGCCGTTGTGTGCTTGGCACGTAGTTCCCCGATAAGGGAAAGGTTCGGAAAACCGTAGGTTTTCTGACGATTTAGAACCACGGCTGAAGTTCCAGCGTCTTGTCATTTTCGGCTGAATAGATGGGACGGTCAATTGGCGTGTACATGGTACTGGCATCGCGCTTGTATTGAATGTAGGCGCGCGCTTCGTTGTACAGCTTAGGCACATACATGTCCACCACAATCTTGTTGAGCGCGGCGATTTGACCAGGGATGTCGGTTGCTAAATTCATGGCGCTCTGCAGAAACACGCTGCGCATGATCATTTTCAGGTTGTCGCAGTCCTGGGGGGCGATTAAGTATGCGCCCTTGGACATGGCGTGGACGCCGTTGCGCAGCCCGTTCTGCACGATTTGCATGTTGCCCGTGCTAAAAAAAGCGTCGCTGAGTGGCGTGTTTTCCCAGTTGCCGATCATGGCATCCCGAAACGAGGAGCATGTGCTAGAATTCGGGATTTTGTCGTACATGGCGAACTGCTGCTCAACCGTTGGGCCTAAAATGTCAATGCGACCATTGGACCGAATGTGTTTGCGTGCATTCGGCGCATTATGTCCGTGTTGTTGTGCATTTGTGGAGGGTTTGGATGAGTATGTGGAACCGCTGATTTGTTGGTGCTGCATTTCCTTGTGAACGTGTTATGTATGTAAGTTATTGAATTATATACATATAATTATTTTATTTATATTGAAACCCCCGCCAATTCAATTCTCCATCATTCATTGCGGCGGGCAGGTTGGCATTCCTTGAGTGCCTGCAGGTATGCCGTTGTATTCACAGTTTGATATCTTGTTCGGGTTTGTGCACACTTTTTTTGTGGCGTCATATGTCCAATAATCCGGGCATTGCGGTGTTTCAGGGGGCCATGCGATGTCGCTGGACTGTTTGTAGAGAGCATACCCGATGAACACCATTGCCGCGATGAGCATGATGATGGCAATGATGATCACAATGCGCTGAAAATTCAGCCCACCGGAACTGGAACCTTGATTGGGGTCCATTTCAAATACTCAAAAAACTCAAATAAAAACAAATATACAATATGTTTTTATTTTATTTGGATTGCTATTTGGATTGCTATTAATTGATTCCATGTAATTCAATATTAAACACAAAGACTCTTTATCATGTAATTTATTGGTGTGTTATTGTGCGTGTGCTTAATTAATATGATTCAATCAAAACCCGTAAAACCCAAATCAACGATTGCCACAACAACAACAACGATGGAACAAACAAATGAACTGGTTAGGCCCGTTGTTAATAAGCCCGTCGTCATAAATTACAACGAGGTGCTGGACCGCGACTCCATTGCAGCCAGCATTGCCGCAGCGCTGGATGCGTTCCAGGCTAAAAAGGGCGATTTAACAATTCGTCGCGGCATTTACGTGTACGGGAATCCCGGCGTCGGCAAAACGGAATTCATAGTGCAGCTGCTCAAGGCCCTGAATTACGACATGGTGAAATACGATGCGGGCGACATACGCAACAAGTCCATCATTGACCTGATAACCAATCACAACATGAGCGAGCACAGCGTGCTTTCCATGTTCCAGCGCAAGCCGAAGCGCATTGCCATTGTCATGGACGAGATAGACGGCATGAACAACGGCGACAAGGGCGGCATCAACGCGTTGATTAAACTCATGCGCCCCAAAAAGACGAAGAAGCAGCGGCTGGAGGACGTGACCATGAACCCAATCATCTGCATTGGCAACTACCACGTCGACAAGAAAATCCGCGAATTGATGAAGGTGTGCGTGTCGTTTGAGCTCAAAACACCCACGCTGGAACAGGTCGGCGTCATACTGAAGTCCACGCTGCGCTCGTGCGACCCCACGCTGCACAAGAATGTTGCGCGCTTCATACAGGGCGACCTTCGCAAAATTGCAACGATTGGCAGCATATTCAACAATGCCAACAATGGCACCGCTTCCGACAGCTACAACAATTCGCTGATTCAAACCATTTTTCAGCCGAAAACCAACAACGAGGACAGCAAGACCATTGTCAAAAAACTGATGAACGCGCCGTGCAAATTGACGGAGCATTTGGCGCTCATGAATGAAACCGACCGCACCATTGTGGGCCTGCTGTGGCACGAAAACGTGGTGGACGTGCTGGCAAAACAGGCGCCCATGGAGGCCTTCCAATTCTACAAGGAAGCGCTGGACAACATCTGTCTGGCCGACTACATTGACCGCATCACGTTTCAAAAACAGATTTGGCAGTTCAACGAAATGAGCTCGCTCATCAAAACCTTCTACAACAATAAATTGTATCACGAACGGTTTGACACGCGCCCCAAATTTAACCCGTCCGAGGTGCGATTCACCAAGGTGCTGACCAAATACAGCACCGAATACAACAACTCGTTGTTCATTCAAATGATGTGTCAGAAATTCGGGATGGATAAAAAAGATTTGTTTGCATTTTTCTTGAATTTGTTTAAAAATGAAAACAGCCACAAGGATGATGCAGCGAATAAGGCCGATGCGCGGATTGACCAAATCATAGAAGAGTTTGAAATCACCAAGCTGGACATTCAGCGCATGCAGCGCTATTTGGACAAATGCACGTATCCCAGCGAAGTTTTGCACGAGGATGGAGGCGAAGACGATGGAGGAGGAGACGCGGATTAACGCCACTTATTCCGGGGTGCATTGGTGGTCCAGCAGCGCGGCCTGGCGCTCAATGGTTTCCAGATGCGCGGCGATGACTTCGTCGCGGTCCTGGATGGTGGCAAGCAGTTCCGAATTCTCGCGCATTTTTTTGTTGCACATCTCTCGCATTTTATCCAGCTTCTCGGCCTGCGCTTGCACCGTTTGTATCAATTCTTGCACGGTCATTTCGCGGGTTTCTGCATTCGGCGCCTTGAACGTGATCACCGTTTTCATGATGGCGTCCTGGTGCTGTTGTTGTTGCAGCTTGTGTTGCTGCTGCTGCTGCTGTTGCATCTGTTGCTGTTTCTGCATTTTTTCATTGATTTGTTGCAGCACGTCGGGTTTCATGGAGGGGTGTCCTGGTTCATATGATTTCAGTGCAGCATCCACTTCCTTCGTGTAAAAGCGCAGCAGCGCGGGCTCCTTTATGAAATCCGACACCGTTTTGGGGCTGACCCGCATGTTGGCGTCGCGTCCCATGTTTTTAAGCAGCATGCGCTTGTCAAACGTGTTGTGCTCGTGCGAAAACACGAGAATGACTTTCATGGGGTCCAGCTGCGCCATGGGAACGGTGTACCCGCGCAAAAATGCGCGCTCTTCGGCCAGGCACGCATCCTCTTCGTACGCCAGATTCATGGCTTTTAACAGGGTCTTCCAGAACGCGAATGTGGCGGCGGTGGCGTGGTTCGGTCCGTATGGGCCAAACTGCACCATTTGGCCTTCGCCTTGGCATTCGCCTTGGCCTTGGCTTTGGTGGCTGGAACCCTTGAAGTAAATGTACATTTCGCTGCTGCCCACGAGCTTTACCCCGGTTCGATTTTTCCGGTGGTGCAACAGGGTTTCCACCGCGTGCGAGACGCGCTCCGGCGGATAGTAGTCGTCGTCGTCCATGTAGACGATGATTTCGCCCTGCGCCCGTTCATGCATCATGTTGCGTTTTTTTCCGAGAGACAGTTTATCGGCGTGTTTGAAGTAGCGAACGCAAGGATGCTGAGACACGAGGTCTTCAATGGGGTCGGTTCCGTCATCAATGATGACCCATTCCATGCGGTCGCGGGGGTAGGTTTGATGGTTGAAACACTCCAGCATGGCGGGGATGAACGGGCGACGGTTGAATGTCGGGGTGCACACGCTCACCATCGGATGAATGAACGAAGTTTGGTCTGGGTTTTGCATTGGATGAATGATGCATATATGACATGACATGGTTTTATTATGATTTATTGCATTATTGCATTATTGCATTAGTCCGCGTCAGCATTCGCGTCAGCACTGCTTTTTTTTTTCAGAAACAACGACACTAAAATCACGGTTCCCATGATGGCCCAGGCCGCTGCGGACGGCAATTGAACAAATGCAACGATGACTGCCATGATGACAAATCCCGTGATAAGATACTTCATTCGATTCATGAATTCATTCTTGAAGTCGTCCGCATTGTCATTTATCGGTTTAATGAAAAACAGATACAACAAATGAATGCATTCATACACGACGGGGAAAAACGAAACCCAGCCCAACCAGAACGTGACCAATGAATACAACAAAAACAGCAAGAAACTCCAACCCCATCTAAACACGGCGTTGGGTATCAAGCTGGTGTAGGTTGAGAACGAGAACAACCCTTGAACGTACCCCGGAATGGATATCAGAAATGAAAGGAAGAACATGAGCAACAGCGAAAATTGCGTGAACGCTCCGAACAGCAACCACTTAATGAAGGACATCAGGGAGTCGCTGTCATCTTTTGCCATGGGTTTCGCATACCCCCCTGTTTTTGTGAAGTACCAGTTCAACATCCAGCCTCCTGCTTTGTATCCCGCCAGCTGAGTGGCCTGCCACCACCACTTTATCATCCATCCAATCGTCTTCTGACTCAGCGCGGCCGAGTCATTTGCATTCTGATTGGCGACCATGCATTTGCCCCCGTAGCAGTATTTGTTGTTCTGTTCGTCCTTTGAAATGTTCGTCGGATAGTCCGTGCTGGGGACAATGTTCAATGCATTCAAAAAATTGCAGGTGGTGGTCCAACACAATATGATGAATGCCACGAATATTTTGAGAACTGTTATGAAATAATCCTGGAATGGTTTGATGGTCCATTGCTCCGGAACGTCGGTCTTTGCGCCGGTTCCTTTGGCGTGTTTGATGTTTTTAAGATTCATTATAACGTCGTCGTGTGTCGCGAATAGTATTATAATACTAAATTATTATAATATTATCATAAACCCCCGTTTTCCGAATTTGGGGCGACTTGCTAAATCCATGTGTTCTGTGTTCCATGTTCTATGTTGCATGGTCCATGTTGCATGGTCCATGTTGCATGGCGTGGGGGTCCATTTATCGTGCATACATGAGCGCGCAGTTGCCGCCGATGAACGTCAGTACGTTGTACCTCTCCTCCAGCACCGTGAGGTCGTAGTTGTAATCGTAAATGCGCCACTGCGGCTTGTTGACTCCCACGGGGATGCCCGTTTCCGGGTCGCAAATCGTGTAAAAGTTGGCGCTCGGGTCCAGCGGCGGCACATAAGTGCTGAATTCCAGCTCAATGGTGGAGAACTTGCTGAGGTTGATGGCGCCGCTGGGCTGATACTCGGCGTTGCTTGCATTCAGTCCGAAGTTGTACACGTAGAGCCCGAACGGCGCGGAACCCATGGTTCGGATGTATTTTTCGACGTAGTTGTACACGCCCGATTCCAGCATGTTTTCGCGGTACGCGCCGTTCAGCAGAATGCCGAGCTGCTGCAGAATCTCGCGCTGGTTCTCCGTGTTGTAGTTCTGCGTGATGTAAAGTCCAGATGGCGTGCCGTTGGGCTCCACGCCGGGGCCGATTTCATTGGGTAAAATCCCGCTGTTAATGGTTACAGTGCCCGAAGAATACGATACTGGATACCCTGTCAAAATTCCATAATATTTGACGCTTGAACCAGGTGATATCAACACCGCAATCCACTTGATTTGTTGATCTGAATTAAATTGCAATGTGAATTCATCATTCATTTCAATAAAACAATCACGAAATGAATAAGTGAATACATTTGTCGTTAAAAATGGAGGACTCAGTGTAAAAACATCTGGAGAAATGTATGTTGTTTGAGATGTATTGTCAAACAGCTGAAATGAAACAGAAGCAGGAGGTGTCGATACAAGTTGAAATCCACATGTTGCACTTTGCACAATGTAATTCTTGTTGCTGAAACTATAGGGGAGTTGAGGGAATGAAGGCGTATTTAATAAAAAGAAATTAGATGTCAAATTGCCCCAAGGGGTTATTGGTAGTGGAGGTGTTAATGTGGTGTTATCATAAATGGTTATTGGCACATTGGTGGTGGCAACACCGGTAACTGTGAATGAAATTTTGGTTCCAATTATATTTACGATTGTGCCTGTTATGGTATTAGTTGCATCATATGTTATGGTTATGCTTTGACCCAATTTAAACTGACCCAAATCCGTTGCTAACACAACAATAGTTGCATTATGGGGGGTGATACTAAAATTTTTATAATAATACAAATCAAGTACCGTCTGCGTGATGATGTCGCATGCATTGAGGTAGGTCCCAGTGTCGGGCGCCGGCGTCACGTCGTCGGGAATCACATTCGTGTAAGGCCAGTTCGTGTAGTTGCTCCACTGGTTGCGCAGGTTGATGTCGCTGCGCTGAAACAGGAACATCCACGTCGCCACCATGCCCATCGTGTTCTGCAGTTCCACGCGGTGGCTGCCCGTGATGTTCTTGAAATCCCACTCATACGCCTCCTTAAGCAGGTACTTCTGTTCCTGGGACGCAAACACGCGCGACTCCTCGGCCGACAGAAAGCAATACGTGGACAGCAGGTGCACGTCGGCATTCCAGTCCGTGCGCTTGTCGAGATACACATCGGACGTAGTAATGTCGATGGCGGGAGGTGGCTGCAAGAACCGGTAAAATTGATACTCCGGCTCGTTGAAGTTGGGCTGAATGAAGGGCGCTTGGGCGACCTCGGCGGGCGTTATCGGCGTGCTGGAGCTAATGGTAAGGCCGGGAGGAGTGTAATTGATGTCGCGCGTGACAAACAGTTCGCGCACGGGGCGCATGACCACGTCAATCTGCAGCTCGTTGTATTGCAGCGCCACCAGCGGGAATGCGGTGCGGCTGTTGTTGCAGAACCACGCATTCAACGGGATGTACAGCTTGCGACCGCGAATGGAGGGCTCCGGACCCTGCTGGCTCGTGTTGTAATACACGTTGGGGTACGTGCTCTTGCGCCCAGAAAAGTTGGCGGGGTCGTTGAATTCGGCAGTGCTGCCGGTCATGGTGTCGTAGAGGAAGCGCTTGGTGCCGTTCAGGTCGCGCTGCACCTGCGCCAGCAGATACTTGCCCGTCATGCGCTGCAGAACTTGGCCGCCCACGGAGAACACCACCTCCTTTATCATTTGGGTGCCGAGGTTTTCAATCCAGCGGAACTCGTAGGGGCGCCAGGCGTCGCCGCACGACAGGGGCGGATAAATCGGGCTCCAAATGGTGGGCAGCGTCACCACGAGGTAGGTGTCCATGAGCAGCTCGGCGTAGCGGGGGACGGTGAACGTGAACCGCGATTCCTCGCTCATGCGCAGATTGCGCAACCCGTTGAAATCAATTCTAAACTTTTGCATGCCGAAATTGGTGTATTTGGCATAGGTGGTTTTGAAAAACGACTTTTTTGGGTTGGAATTTAGAATGATGTTTTGATTGCCGTATGACACAATGTTCAATAGTCCGCCCGTCATTTTTTAAGCAAGCGATGGGATATTATTGTATATTGATGTTATTATTTTATTGTGATAATGTAATATCAGTTATTTATAGTAATTCATTATTTATATTTATATTTAAATCA